GTGACCTTAAACGATTGGTTGGGAAATGCTCCGATGTGTGGGTTATCCGTGCCACGAAGTACGGTGGTGAGTGGGGTGTCTACATCTGCGGAAGGTACTGCTGGAACCCAATTCGATCCATTCCAATTAAGAAAGTCATTCGTGGTTGGAGCAACTGTGCTGGTGTCTACATCGGCTAATACATCGATGCTGTCTGTAGTCTCCACCATGTTTGTTATACCTGATGGTTGGATAGCTGTATCTGCTAAAGCTCCTTGGGATGCAGTTGCGTAGTCAGTTGAATCAAATGCTTTTACTTGTGCAAGGTTAGTAACCTCAGAGTCCATCAAAGCTCCAGCGGCTTCTACATTCGTAGCATCTGTTACATCTGCTAGTGCTTCGATTCCATCCAACTTTGTTTTGTCGCCGTCTACGAATGCTCCTTCGGATGGTTCTGCTTGTAACCCACTGATGTCTGCTGCCTGAACGGGAGCTTGGGTCATTAAGTTTGATACGGTTACTTTCTTTGTGGTAGGCGTACCTGATACGTCGTCTACCAGTGCGAGTAAATCGGCTCCCTGTGGACTGGTCTCTTCGGTAAGCTCTGTTATCTTTTTATTAGCCATGAGTATTAAGCGGGTTCAAATAATAATATTTCGTTTAGTTCTGTTGTCAATGGTTCACTTGCTTCCGTAAAGATCGCTCCGTCTATGACTTCTTCTGCGTCAAATCCGTAGAGCTTCTCGAAAGCTGGTCGTATGAAGTTACCCGGTAACGGTGTGATGTTGCTGGGCTTTTCAATCGACGGTGTAAGAAGCAATGACATCTTTATAGAGAGTCAACAGTACCAGTAGCGTAGACGCTGTGAGTACCTGCGGTGTAAGCTGAGACATTAGCTCTTAGCTTTTCGTAGTGTCCGTGGTCATCACGAATCATAACCGATCCTTCTGAGGATACCGATTGACTGTGGACGACGTGCCAAGCTCCACCAATCCAAGCTTCAATGTCAACTGTTGCGGCTCCTGCGGATTCTGTGGCGACGACAAATGTCCATCCCTTAGAACGCTCAACCGAGAAACTGTTACCCGCCCCTGAACTAGTAGCAGATGAGAGCAACGTCTTTTTATCAAGTGTGCGAAGGCTCATATATATTTATATTTATATTGTTATATTATTGTGAAAGCTGTACTCCCGTTCCACCGTTACCACCACCCATGCTCAGTGTAGGACGACGAGTAGCTGTGACTTGGGCTGTACCACGACGACGCTTAGTAGGTTGAGTAGCTCTTTGAGTAACTGCCTTCTCTGCTGTAGGAAGCGGAGGAGGTGGTGGAGCCGGAGGTGGTGGCGGTGGTGGAATGTTGGGCTGTGAAAAACACATGGTTAATTCTGTACTTGTTTAGTTACTATATCTTGTTCGAGTTGGTCGTCGTAAGTCTGTTGTAGAAACTCTACTACTTTTCTTTGTCCTACCTTTAACCATATCTCTCTATCCGAATCTGTCAACAGCGGACATTTATCAGGGAATAGTTTGTCAAGTTTATTGATTAAGTCCTGCGACAGAGCGGGTAATACTATTTCGTCATTCATTGTTATAATCTATATCGTCCAGTTCCGACGGGAGCTTTCCCTCTTTAATCTTTTCTTCAGTCCAGCACCAAGCTGAAGCATTCCACAAGATAGCAGCCGCATGGTCTTCAGAGTTGTCCCCCTCAGCCAGCCCCAACAAATGTCTAAACATCGAGTCATATAATCTACTTAAAGGGAAACCTCGTTTCCAGTTGTTGTCTCCGTAAAGCTTTCCGCCATCTTCAAATCTTTTTGCGAGACGGCGAAGGGCGACTGGAGGAATAAGGCAGGGTCGTCCCCGTCCAATGTCCCCGTCACGCTTAGCCCCTGTTGAGAAATTTTTAGTGTATCCTTGGTTTGGTAATTCTTCGGTGTCCATAATCTTTTAATAGTGTTGGTTCTAAAACAATAGTTATCTACTCGGAGTAGTCGAGCCATCCATGCATTCATCAATGCGTCTTGTTCCGTGAGTCCTGCTTTCTCGTAACATGTTACAACAGTCTCCCATGTGTATCCGTCCTTCTCCAGTATCCGCTCCGCTTTCACCACACCCACGCCGGGTACCCCGCTGTATCCATCCGTATGATCTCCCGCTATGGTTTGTATCAAGTGATAGTTGTCCGCCTCTTCCTCACTTGGTTGGTGGTACTCTCCCTTGTTATAATCAAAGAAGATACCGGGTACACTCTTGAAGTCTTTGTCTATACTAACAACGATAGTCTCTTCATCCATCGCTTTATCAGTAGCTAATATAGATATAACATCATCTGCTTCAAGGTTCGCCCACAACACACCGCCTAACTCGTCGATGATCCACTGCTTTACTTGTCGTAAGATGATGGGCAGTCGAGACTTAGCACGGTTTGCTTTGTAGTCTGGGTTTAATTTACGACGGAAGTTCGCACGGTCACTCAGGCAAAGTACGACATTCTCTGTCTTTAATTTCTCTTGGAACTCTACGATGCGGTTGACCACACGAGCTTTAGCTAATGCCATGTCTGCGTGTACAGTCCACAGTTCGTCCTTCCAATGTATTGATTCTTCGGCTACTACTGACGCTTCAAACGCTAAGACGTCTGCATCAATCAGTAATGTTGTTTTGGTTTTACTCATAATATATACTCCAGTTCTCTTGGTATTTTTTATATTTAGATCGACTTGCTTGTTCAGGTGATAGCTTGATTGTTTTACTTTCTATTAATCCACGAGGTATCATCCACCACATCTTAATAGGAGATACATAAACACCCACTACATCTACATCGTTTGATATGTGTAGCTTCTGTGTAGTTCCTGATCCAGCATTAACTGTATAGAATGTTCCAGTTTTAACAGATGTGCTTTTGATTTGTACCTTCAGGTCTCCGGCTGGGCAGTGAACAATAAAATCCCAAGGCATAGGAGTGGTAGGTGTGTGTGGTTCGAAGTCACGCTCTAAACATTCTGCTATGAACCGTGTCTCTGCTATCGCTCCTATTCTTTGTGCGTTTGAACTTGGCATCTTATCGTTGTATTGTTGTCTCCAGTCGTAGTTAACTGTAAGGTCTTGTGTATCATAGACATTGGCAAGGGTAGTGTACATATCATATTCTATCTCTGTCATTAATGTGTCTCCGCCCAGTTGTTGCCGATCTTAAACTCACCGTCTAAACGTACGTTCAGCTTCAGTTGTTTACCTGCGTGTTGTATAGATTCAACTGCTAACTTACCAAACGTTTCTGCTTTATCAGGTGTTACCTCTGCTTGGAACTCGTCGTGTATGTTAGCTACGAATGCATACTCTCTACCGTGTTGCCACCTCAATCCGTTCAACAAATGAAACAGTTGGATCAGTGCTACTTTCATAACGACTGCACCAGCTGATTGTAATAACATGTTTAGTGCTGCGTGACTACTGCGTATCGGAAGGATGCGTCCGTCTAAACCGATCAACTCTCCACCGTGTTTTACCTTTCGTTGTACATCAGCTTGAAGACGAGCGAGTGCTGGTAGGCTACTGAAGAACTTACGCTTTAGTTTCTGTCCAAGCTGTGCGTTACCTCCTGCTATGTTACCAATCTTCTCGTCACCTGCTCCGTATAACAAAGCGTAGATGAATGTCTTAGCTTGGTCACGTGTCTCAAGACCTGCTGCCTGTTGGTTCACTGTGTGTACATCTCCTTCGGTCACAATCTTAGCGTATTGTCCACCGTCGTAGAACGCCATGTAGTGGGCAAGCATACGAAGCTCAAGTCCTGATGCGTCACACCCTACTAACTTGTACCCGTTACGAGCTGTGAATAACTCTCGACACTCCGATCCGAACTCTGCTCGTACACTTGGTACTTGTGCTACGTTTGGATTACTGTGTGTACATCTACCAGTAACAGCTCCGTTGGTGTTGACGCTACCGTGGATCACTCCGTTCTTTTGTAGCTTGAGCCACGCTTGTTGACCCTCAGCTAACTGACCAAGTCTTTTCTGTACCAATAGATACATCAATAAATCTCCAGCAATAGGGTGGTCGATACCCCTTAGTACTGATTCATCTACCTTATAGCTTACTCCGTCGTTCTCAGTAGGTAGTTCATAACCAAGGCCCATCAATCGTTCAGCTATCTGCTTACGACTACCCGGATTGAACGGTATCTCTTTCACTGCGTTGCCCGTCTTCACTGCATCTTTGACTAGCGTCTGCTTCAGTCCTCGACTCTTCAGCTCCTGCTTCAATTCGTTCTTTGTCTTACGATTGATAATTTCTACACCGTCTTCTCTCTTTATCTCAAGCGACCAACCAGCCGGACTCTTCATCTTGACTTGTGTTGGTTTCCAAGCGTCTTGTAATTCAGTGGTCAGCTTCGCTCGGATACCCATCAGCTTGGCAGTCAGTACGTCTGCTTTATCTAAGTCGAACTTAAACCCGTGTCGCTCTTGCAAGCTGATAACAAACCTGAACCAGTGTTCTATTGCTATCATCTCTTTGCTTGGGTTCTGCTTGAATAGATAATCGTACAGCAACTGAGTAACGATAACATCACGCTCACAGTACTTACGCATCTCATCGTTATACTCATCGAACGCTCCGTCTTCCTCTCCGTACGTCAGTTTTGTTGTACTACCCATCCGGTGTCCCCACGCTTTTAACGAGTGACTACCAACGAGTGCTTTATCGAATCCGTTCCGACCGAAGTCATCGTTACGTAGATCAGGAAACACACATCGACTAACTACTAATGTATCTAATACTTTAATGAGTGGTGGTGAGAAACCGTACAGCTTCTTGAGTGCTGGTATATCGAAGTCGATGACGTTGTGTCCGACGATACGGTCTGCTTTCTGTAGCTCTAACAATCCACGCTCTATACTTTCCCCGTGAAACGTCAGCATCTTAGGTATCATAGGATCGTAGATAGATAGACAGTGTACGGTGTGTAAGTCTGAATAGGTGGACCAATCGTCAATGGCGTTGGTCTCGATGTCAAAGAATAGTGTGCGTGTCATATTTAGAATGGGTTATTGGTTTCATCGTTTGTTGGTTTGAACACATCAGGAGTGTATCTACCTGTATCACCGCTGTAATACAAAGTGTCGCAGTGTCCTGTTTGTCCGCTGAATCTATTCTTCAGTACTCGGACTCGTGTCTCGTTGCTTATTGTTTCTGATTGTTGGTTACGTTCCAGACCGATCACCATGTCCGACAGCTGTGCGATTGCTTGGCTACCTCTTAGGTGGTGCAGACTTACTCGTCCTCCCTCTTCGTGTCCGCTATCGACACGCTTTAAGTGGCTGACGAGTACCATACCACACCCTGTCTCTTCGACTAAAGAACGTAGCTTGGTCATAGTGTTGTCGATCAAGCGTCGCTCGTCGTCTCCCTGTATCCCACTAACAACAATCGATAGGTGATCCAAGAATATCCACTTACAATCGTACCCCTTAACCAAGTACTTTATCTTACCTAAGAGGTTGTCGCTATCCATCGATCCGAAGTGATCGTAAGTGTAGAAGTTCCCGTTACCTACCGTCTCTTCAAACGCAGGTCGCAGCACCTCCTCACTTGTATCGTCTTCCTCAAGGTGGATAGGTTTGTTTATGTGGATGCCCATGATGCCAAGAGCTGTGCGTCGTACGCTTTCTTCAAGAGCTATGTATCCTACCTTCTCGTTTAGTCCAAGGATGTGGTGTGCTATCTCTCTACAGAATAATGACTTACCGATACCACTACCTGCACACACGGTAACAAGTTCTCCTTGTCTCAGTCCAAGTGTCAGCTCGTTCAACCCGGCATACGGATAAGGTATAGACTTACTGTGTTGCTTATCAGCGATAACATCCCACAGTTCTTTACCGTTTACGATTCCGTCTGGTCTGTACTCTCTCGCATCGAACAAACAACTGACTAACTCCTTTGCTCGCCCAGCTACTAACATATCAGATGGATCCTTCAGTGGTATCTCTGCGATGTACGCTTTGCCGGGTGTTAAGAGGGCTGCACATTCTGCTGCTCCCTTTCGTCCGACATCATCCATATCAAAACAGAAGACCACTTGTTCGTACCGATCTAGCCAATCGATTGCTTGAGCTACATATTTCTTAGCGGCTCCTGCTCCGTTCGGCACAGATACGACGGGCCACTTGTTATCCATAGCTTGGCTGGTACTAAGAGCGTCGATCTCTCCTTCCACTACAACAACACGACGACCGCCGTCTCGCCACAAGTGCTGACCGTACAATCCTAGTAGCTCACCTTTGATGTGGAACTTCTTGTTAGGTGTACGAATCTTTTGTCCGCACGTCTTACCGTCTCGTGTTTTATAGTTAGCTATCTGTACAGGCTCACCATTATATACACCACACCAGTACCCCCACTTCCGACAAGTGTCTTCAGTCAGGTTGCGTCGTGCTATAGCTTCTGGTTCTCCTCTTACATAATCTCTCGGTGTTGGGGAGGTTGATTCATTCTTCATTCGTCCGGCTCCAACGTGATCGTCGCAACTGAAACAATGGGTGCTACCGTCGTCGTTGGTAGACAATGCGTCACTTGATCCGCACTTACTGCATGGTTGATGGGTGGTTGTGAAAGCCATGATTTAGGTATAGTTTTGTTTGCATATAGTATATTCTTTTTCTCACACCATTTAGCGTAGGTGGTGTCGCTTCCCTTACGAATCTTATTAGAAGCATTCATAAATACTAGTCTTATGTCTAGGTGCGGATGTTGTTCTCGTACTAGTAGATGCTTCGTTCTATCCTCCACCGTCCACACACCTTTAGCTTCTATGATGATGCCATTAGGTAATATGAAGTCGGGAGTGTAAGTTGCCGTCTTAGTGTATTCTAACTTTAACGTTTCGTATTGGAAACTGACACCACCACGCTTAAGTTGGTGTGCTAGTGTAGCTTCGAATCCGGATCGGTAATTAGAAGTTCGCTGTGAGCGTTGTCTCTTCTTCTTCCGCATCAAATGCTCCGGTCAAGTCTTCACCTCCATTAGCGATGTATCCTTCTTCCGAAGTAAACCCGAATGCATCTGCACTTGGAGTGTTTACACCACCGTTGGATAGTTCGATCACTTGTACAGCAGACAACTCAAAGGTCACCCCAAACCCCTGACTAGCTACGTACCAGAACTTCGGACGGAATGCTACGTTCACTTTGGAACCACCCCATACTTGTACATCCTCCGGTAACTTATTACCAGCGGCATCAAACAGAGCGATGGATAACTCATACTCTGTACCGTCCCGTCTTCTACCTCCAGCTTTCAGCTTGGCTTTTAACATGTGTCCGCCATCTACCTCAGTAAAAGGTAAGCCCTTCTGCTCGATCTTCTTGCCGGGATTAGCTTCCATGATGTCTCGTAACTCAGCCTCATAGATCGGCTTTAACTTCTGTACGATTCCTTGTTTTGTTTCTTCGTCGATAACAAGATCACAACTGTATACACCGTACTCAGGATCAAACCTTTTATTCGGTTCATTCAAGTGGGCGTATCTAGCTGTGCCTTGTGCTTTTATTATGTCGTGTTTCTTACGTGCTTTTACCATTTCTCTTCGTGTGTTATTGGTTATTAAGATAACAGATACTGCTGGCGTTTAACTGCGGACACATCTAAGT